CGAACTTGAGAGGCGCGGACTTGAGAGGCGCGGACTTGTACGGCGCGAACTTGAGCGGTGCGAACTTGAGAGGCGCGGACTTGTACGGCGCGAACTTGTACGGCGCGAACTTGAGCGGTGCGAACTTGAGCGGCGCGAACTTGAGCGGCGCGGACTTGAGCGGCGTGGACTTGTACGGCAAGAAAGTTCGTTCTATGTACGTCTTCTCAGGGCTTTACCGTTACATTGTGCAGGCTGTCATCTTCGAAGACGGTTCACAGTGGATTCGCATGGGTTGCTTGTTCCACAGCTTGGAAGATTGGGATAAGATGGGTATTCGTAAAAGTAATCTTAGCGAATACCCAGCTGACGGCTCTGAGAAATGTGAAGAGCGCGTAGCGGCGTTTGAATTTGCTAAAGCGCATTTGCTTAGAAAGGCGGCGCAAAGTGAACCCCGACCTGTTGCTTGACGCAGTACGTATCGGCCTGTCAGCTTGTGTGGCTGACAGGCCACGTCGCCACCCTGATTCCAGCCGTCAGCGCAAGGCGCGCCTACGCTCGGTAGAACGTTGCCGCGCGCGGGCGCTGAAAGGTCAGTACGTACCGCTTTGCTTTGTTGCTCCGCCTTCGCCGCCTTCTTACTGGAACGCGCCGTACGACCGTTTCGAGCGTCGTCTAGCTTACATGATCGGAGGTCGCCTATGATCGTCGATCACGATTACGACGCGCATTCCGGTCCAGCGGACAAGGCACTGTGGAACTCGCTCAAACCGGCGGACCGTCCAGGCGCACTACGCACCTGGGCCGACATACGGCAGTTTGTATTCGCCGGCAACGCCACATTCACGCTGGAAAGCAAGAGCGGCGTGCGGTTCACGTACAAGGTGAGCACCAGTAAAGACGGCGGTGCGTTCTTTGTCGGCCTACTGCGTGGTCCGGACAACAACAGCGACTACGCCTACATGGGAATGGTGAAGCCCGGCGAGCCGTTCACCTTCACGCGTGCGTCCAGGGTGACGCGCGACGCCCTGAGCGCGAAAGGCGCTGTGTGGTTCTTTGACGCTCTCCTTCTCGAGAAGGAGAGCGCGCTCCCGCAGTTCACCTTCTGGCACGAGGGCCGGTGCGGGCGCTGCGGCCGGAGGCTGACCGTGCCTAGCTCCATCGCCAGCGGAATAGGGCCGGAGTGCGCTGGGAGGATGGAATGAGGATGTGGATGGTTGATCCAGCCGTCATGTGCCGTAAGCATTTGCCGGCACGCTGCGGCGCGGCAAGCGTATCGCCGGTTTCCTACGCACCGGGCTCCTGGACCCTAGCCGGATGCAAACGCGCCACGACGCCCTAGTGGCGGAGATGGAACGGCGTGGCTACCGTCACCGTAGTCCGTTACCCTGTCTCCCTGGCGGCTTGCCGTTGGGCGCGGTGGACGCCGCTGCGTCGCTCTTGGAACTCCGTCGACGGTGCGCCGCATGCCGGGTCTTAAAGACCAGAAAATAAAGTTCTTGCGACCCCAGATTTCGCGCTATAATGGTATCAGACCGCCAGAAAGGACGGTCGCCAAATGACTCAAGTCACTGAAAACAGAGAACTTAGGACGGTAAAGGTTCAACACAACCGTTCAGTCGTCTACGTAACGCTGGACGCGCAAGACCGGCTGGTTCGCGCTAACCTGGGCGGCGACTACATGGACATAACCGAAAAGCTGACCGGCGAAGACTGCATCCGCCTTGTACGGAAGGCCAAGAAGGTGGTGGCCCGTGGCTAACGTCCAGACCGTTGATGACAGCGTCGTCCGTAAGATTCAGCTCCTCCTGAACCTCGCCGCCCGGTCCGAGGGCAACGAGGCTGAAGCTGCAGCCGCGATGGCGCGGGCGCAGGAGATTCTGGCGAAGTACAACCTGGACCTCGCTACTGTACAGGACAAAGTGGTCACCGGCGGAACCGCTGAGCGCGAAGCTGAGTCCAAGCGCGACTACGCACTTAGCAAGCGCAGCGCGATGTACAAATGGCAACAGAACCTTGTACGCGCTATCGCCGAAGCTAACTACTGCATCTACTGGATCGCTGAAGTCAAGGAGCAGGCCTACATCCCGCCGAAGAACAGAAAGTCCTACGAGGACTACGACGAGAACGGTATGGGCACTATCCACGTCAAGCGCCACCGCGTACTGGGACGCGTAGCCAACACGACAGGCGTCATGATCATGGTGGATTACCTCCTGGATACCATAGAGCGCCTCCTGCCCTATCCGCAAGCACAGCGCCTGAGCCGCGAAGCTAACCTTTGGCGTGAGGGCTGCGCTGACCGGCTGGTAGAGCGCGTCAACGCTAAGGCCGAAGCGATGCGTAAAGCCGACTACGCTACGCAGGGTGAACAACAGTACAGCGTAGCGATCCAGGTGGCCGCTATGGCGGAGAAGGAAGAAGCCGGGAACTACGACCACCAGCACGGAGCCGGTGCGTGGGCCAAGCGTAAAGCCCGTAACGCTGAGATGGACCTGTACTGGAGCGACGAGGCGGTAGCAGCGCGTGAAGCCAAGCGCGAAGCTGAGATCGCCGCGAAGCGCGCGCTTGAAACGCCCGCACAGCGTAAGGCCCGCGAACGTGAAGAAGAGCGCGAACGGAAGCGCCAGGAACGGGCTAGCGAAGCCTACAGCCGTCGCTACTGGGCGCGCGCTGACCGTGAAGCGGAGCGGGCCGAAGCCCGCCGTGAATCCAGCGCCTACCGCGCTGGAAGCGACAAGGGTAACTCTATCGGACTGGACGCGCAGGTTAGCGCGTCCACCACAAAGAACCTGAAGTAGTAACCCGCAGGCCAACGGTTAGAAAGGACCGTAGACCAAATGAAAAACGCAAACGTAACGTCCGCCGCTGCCCACACCACTACCGAAGTCCTGAAGAGCGGTGTAGTGATCGAAACCAAGTACGCCAACCGTCCCACCGCTGCCAAGCCGATGACGTCCATCCTGGACGCACTGAACGGTAACGGCCATAAGGTAGCAGCGATGCAGCAGGCTTCCGGCCCGGTTACTTCGTCGTACGTGAAGAACGGCAACGGTAAGAAGCCTGTGCACCTAACCGTAGAAGAAGCGCAGAAGTTGACCGATAAGAGCCGCGCTAAGAACGCCGCTGAGAAATGCCAACATCTACGCGCTGACGAAGCCAGCGGTAAGTGCACAGATTGCGGCGCGCAATTGTACGACCCGAAGCCAGCACCGAAGGTTAAGGTGGCGAAGTCCGTCGATCCCCGCACCCACCCGTACCACGCCGCGCTGGATAAGGCGGGCTTCGTATTCGTTCAGGCGCAGGGCGCTGCTCTCGGCTACCAAAACGCCGACGGGCGTGCCGCGCTGGTGAACGGGGAGGCTTGGTCGGTCCTTCTCCCTGGCGGAGCGTCCAAGGACTCCGGTGAGTCGCTTAAATCGCTCAAGGAGACGCTCCTGAAGCCGTCGGTCCCGGCCCACGTGGTCAAGGTGATCGCGATGCTGGGCGGATACACTCTCCAGCGCTACAAGCTGGACGGGCTGGGCGGCGACGCCAAGTACGCCACCCGCGTCAAGCTGCTGAAGGTTCTCCGTAAGACGGACAAGGTTCTGGTCAAGGGCAGCGATCTCCCTACGCTGCGTAAGGAGCTCTTTGCCGCTGTAGGCGCGAAGGACGCCGCCGATTTCATCGGGCGCGCTAAGGCCATCGCCCTGGCGGACCGCACTATCAAGGCGCAGGCCAAGAAGGACGAAGAGGAGCTCATCACGCGCGCCAAGCGCGCTAGCCTGCCCGAGCGCACCGTACCCGGCGAAATCCTGGACGTGGAGCCCCGCCTCAGCAATAAGAAGCGTGCTGCAAAGGACGCCGCCGACATGGACGCGCTCAAGGCGGAGTTGGCTGCGCCGAAGAAGGAAGCCGCAGCGCCTGGGCCCAGGGCGTCGTTCACAGAGCCGAAGAAGGCTACGTTAGTATTGGCCTCCGTGGAAGGCTCCGAGGAGCGCGCTGCTAAGGGTACGGTCCCCGCGCCGCAGCACCGGGCGGAGGACATTCTCCTCCTGGAAGATACGCGTACCGGGCTTGTAATTCTCCGGCTGGAACGCCCAAATTCACAAGGCGCGATTTGCGTGTATAATAACGGTAACAGAGTTGCTTGCGGTCTCGTTGAGACGGAGACCCTTAGTCACTTCCGTAAGATTGAAGGCGCAGACGTTCCGACGGCTGCACGAGAGTTACTTCACCCCATCATCTCGGGTGTCGTCGTAACGCCAGTGGCAGAACGCCACCTAACCGCAGTCCTGAACTGCAAGGAGCTCATCATGGCCGCTACCGCCGTTGTAACACCGAAGTTCGCCGCACCCGCTTCCAAGACAACCACTAAGGCACCCAAGCCCGTCAAGGCAGCGAAGCCCGCCAAGGCCGAGAAGCCTGCCAAGGCAAAGAAAGAAGCCGCTGCACCCGCCGCTGACCGCAAGATCAAGGCGCTCATCAAGGCCAAGGACGTTACGCTGCGCGAGGGAACGTTCTGCTACGCGCAAGTGATGGCCGCTGTGGGCGGAGCCAAGACGGTAGCCGAAGCGCAGGCCGTGCTGGACAAGGATAAGAACAACCCGTCCAAGGGTCGCAAGCTGGAAGTCGCGTGGTTGAGCAAGAAGGGCTTCATCAGCGTAGCGTAACACAACGACGGAGCAAGACGAATTCAGCGAAGTAAAGCGCCCGCCTGAACCTGAGGCGGGCGCACCACGTAAGGAGGAACTCTGTTGCAGAACGTTACGCTAGTAATTCCCACCCATGGCCGCGTCGGCCGCCAAATCACCCTCCAGGCTCTCCCCGTAGCCCTTCAGAGCGAAGCTATACTTGTGGCGTCGCTTCCTGAAGAAGCCAAGGCGCTTCGCTCCCTGTACCCTGACAACGAGTTGCTAGTGGCGCGCGGTGTAAAGTCCATAGCCGAGAAGCGCCATTGGATCATGCAGAACGTCAAGGGTCACATGGTGTTCATGATGGACGACGATCTGGCCTTCTTCCAGCGGTGCCCGCCACGGTGGCGCGTGTGGGAGGAAGAGCGCGGAGCCTACGCGCTGAAGCCGGGCGCTCCGGCCGGTTCAGCCCTGATGACGCGGCTGTATCCGCAAGACGCCGCCCTGCTACGCCTGTTCCAGGACCTGGACAAGCGTATGACCACCCACGATCCAGCCATGCTAGGCATCGCCCATCGCCGTCACAGTGATAAGCAGAAAGAATCGTGGGCTGTTAACGGGCGGATGATGTATGCATTCGGTGTGAATCCGGATGTGTACAAGCGGCTGAAGGTGAAGTTCACCGCCGTAGCGCTACGCGAAGACTTCCACGTCGTGCTCAGCATCCTACGCGCCGGAGGCCAGGGCCACTCCTACGTGGAACTACTGAACAACGAATACGGAAGCTTCGGCGCGGCGGGCGGATGCAGCGCCGAACGTAGTATGGAGTTCAGCGACGCGCAGTGCTTCGTACTACAGAAGCTTCACCCGCAGTTCGTCAAGGTAGTAGACCGAGCCTACAAAGGCTCCATACCGCGCAAGGAAGTGGTCGTATCTTGGAAGAAGGCTTACCAGTCCAGCAAGGAGAAGTGATGATTACTGAACCATTTCGTCGTAATTCTGGGGCTCTTCTAGAGCCATGCGTGCGCAAGTCTGGCTTAGGATGTTATCAACAAGGTGTGAAGATGCAGAAGTATCCAGGCATATTTGCTCCAGTGTGGACTGCTGATTACACTACTGATTCGTACGTCATGCCGGCTCTTCAGGAGCCAGTTATACCTTACGATTATGTCACGGCATTTGCAAAGCTGAAAGCACTGTGGGAGGCTGGCGTGCAGCATGTGCCAGAACCACTGAGTAGACGCGAACGGCATCACAGAGAACAGGTAGAACCACTAGCCACCAATGAACTAGCCGAAGCACTGTCGTATTGGTGGAGCGCGGTGCGTAGCTTGGACGGCCTTACGGTGCACGCCGTGCACGGTGATCCTACGCTGGAAAACATCATGTCCTACAACGCACACGCAGTATGGATAGATCCAAGTACGCGAACGACTCCATTGGAAGCGGAATTCGACGCCGCCAAGATTTTACAGTCAGTGTTCGGGTACGACAGGCTGAACAACGACGAAGCACATGATGGCCATCGACAGGCAATAAAGTTCGTACAAGATCTAAACATTGATTGGAGTTTAACAGGTTACTATCTCGTAACGCACCTTGTACGCTTGTACAAAGTACAGCCGCAAGCCCGCGCGTGGGCCGTCGACCTAGCTCTACACCTTGAAGAAAGAATGGAGGAACTGCGATGCAAGTCGTTATTCTAGCCGCCGGAAGCGGCAAGCGGTTCACGGACGCTGGTTACAGGAAGCCCAAACCGCTCATACAGGCGCGCGGGCGCGCTATGGTTGAATACGCGCTGGAAGCGGCATCGTTCATAACGGATCAGCCAATCGTGGTGTGTACGTGGGGAATCGTAGGACCTCTGTACGGGCTTGCGCCTGCTGGGGTCGTTCCTAGGCTAATTCCAGTAAGACACCTGCAGAGCGGCGCAGCTATGAGCCTGCTTGCGGCCGCAGCTGCGCTCGACGAAATGCAGCCCGTCATGACCATGGACTGCGACAGCATTATCCCACCCAGCATGCTGTCGCAGTTCGCCGCCTGGAGCGTGGAAGCGTTCGCCGCCGGATACAGTTCCACCGTGATGACGTTCACACCCGCCGACGACAGTGCTCGCTACAGCTTTGTACGGCTAGTGCAGACGCCTGACTCGCGGTTCCCCGCCGTGGTGGAGATCAAGGAGAAGTTGCGCATAAGCGACGTGGCCACTTGCGGTGCGCACGTGTTCAGTTCCTGGGCGGAGCTACGGCGTGCTATAGCGGCCATGGTGTACCGCGACGCACGCGTAAACGGAGAGTACTACATGGCTCCGGTGCATCGCTACGTAGAACGTACTACGGCGGCAATGCACGTGACGGACTTCACCTGCATCGGTACTCCGGAAGAACTGGAGGCGTATGAGCAAGCGGTTCCCATTACTTAAGGAGTTTGCCGCATTCATCACGGAAAGGCAGCATATACACGAGTTGCGCTGCATAGGCGCGGAGCCGCCGTGGACGAAGGATGAGATACTGCGTACTTACCGGTTCACGAATGTCAGGAGAGAGGACGACCGCGTAACTCGGTGGATTCACAAAGAGTGGGTAGCGCCAAACGAGCATGACGGCGACCGGTTAGTATTCGCCATGTGCCTAGCTCGGCTGGTGAACTTGCCAGCTACGCTAGCGCTGCTAGATTACCCCATGAAGTGGGACGCCGCACGATTCGTACGTATCATGGACAAGGTGCGCGCGAGCGGTAATTGCGCCTACAACAATGCATACATGATAAACGCCGTGGGAGCTACTAAAGGTCAGAGCAAGGCTTCTTACTTGGCAGAGTGCGTACTTACACCGATGTGGAAGCAGCGTAGTTTACTACAAGGCAAGCTTACGCTACGCGAGCTTCACGAGCAACTCTTGACGTTCCACGGTTTCGGCGGTGGCTTCATGGCAGCGCAAGTCGTAGCCGATGTGAAGTGGGCTCCAGCTTGGCGCGTTGCGCCGGACTGGCACACGTTCGCTTGTAGTGGCCCGGGAAGTAGGCGCGGGCTAGGGTGGCTTTGCTTCAAGGAGCCGACGCTGCGCTGGAATGAGGCGGTGTGGCAGAGCACGTTGGTGCAGCTACGCGGTGAACTAATGCCGCTGTTGCCGGCTGCGCTGCAGGACTTGGATGCTCAGAATTTACAAAACGCATGCTGCGAATTCTCAAAATGGTGTAAAGTGAAGTATCTTGATAAGCGCGCAAAACAAAAGTTTAAACCTTCGGAGGAATCGTATGGGTAGACCAAAGAAGACTGTCGAAGAGTACATGACTGAAACTGTACGCATAGGTAAGTGTCGCCTGCACAAGAATAGCGTGGCGAGACATGTTTATCAACTGCGTCACGGTCTTGTTCCAAGGACGCTCTGCGTTTGCCACACATGCGACCGAGGCAATTGTCTCACAGATAAACACCACTTTCTAGGCACGCACGGTGCTAACGTAGCTGATGCCATTAAGAAAGGACGCATGGCAGGACCAGAATGGCGCGCCGCTGTCAGTGCGCGCGTAAAAGAACAGCATAAAGCAAAGAAATTCGGCAGACACACTTGGTCTGAATCTACTAAGAAGTATGTTGCTGCTAAGGTCGGCGAAGCTTTACGTGGGAGAACTGGCCCACAGCATCCTTGTTACGGTCGTAAAGCTTCGCCAGAACAACGTGAGCATTATCGTCAGGCAGCTTTAGAAAGAGAACGTAAACGTCGTACAGGTGAACTACCAACTTACAAGCATTGGGCTAACGGCACTAAGTGGAAAGAAACCACAAGAAACAAGATTGCCGTTGCTAAAGCGGCCACAAAGAAACGTCGCCACGAAGAAAGCATTGATGAATACTTCTTTCAGACAAGGAGCAAATGAGATGTTCAGCTTTACTGCCAACTCAGTCAACGACGCACTACGCAAGGGCCTCCGCCACTTACTTGACGACGGCGTCGTGGAAGACAGCCGCAACGGGCCAGTGCTTGTAGCGCCTGGCCCTGTATGTACGGAGTACGTGAACCCGCGTGCCCGTGTGCTTTACTCGCCCACCAGGGATGCCAACCCGTTCTTCCATCTCTTCGAGTCTTTGTGGATGCTCTCCGGAGCCAACGACATTGAATTCCCTTGCTACTTCGCCAAGTCATACGGTCAGTACAGCGACGACGGCAAGACTATGTGGGACGCTTACGGCTACAGGTGGCGGCAGTTCTTCGGCTGGGATCAGCTTGAGGCGCTCGTAACAGAGCTCAAAGCGAATCCAGCTTCCAGGCGCTGCGTGCTGGCTATGTGGAACGCGGGCAGCTTACTTAACAGAAACGGTCAGTCCGTAGACGGGCCAATCAAAGATGATTTCTTCGTGGCTACGAACGGCGGCAAGGCCGTGCCGTGCAACACGCACGCATACTTCGACCTACGCTACGGCGTGCTGAATATGACGGTCTGTAACCGCAGTAACGACGCTGTTTTCGGCTGCTACGGAGCCAATGCCGTACACTTCAGCTTCCTACAGGAGTACGCAGCCGCGCGTGTAGGCGCGCCCGTGGGCGTGTACCGCCAGTTCAGTAACAATCTGCACATGTACACTGATGTGCACAGTCGCGCTTGGGCTGAGCAAGTCATTACGGAATCCGACGTAAAGGAGGACTACACCGACTGCCCGCCCATTAGCGGTGGATTTGATGAAGACCTCAAGATATTCATGATCTGGGCTCGCGAAGTTATACGCGGTGAACAGAAGCCGGGCGACATGCTCAGTCTGTACGTGCCCGACATGAAGACCAACCTGATGGGCGACGTGGCCGTGCCCATGTTCCTAGCTTGGTACTACCGTAAACAGAAGGACGAGTATTCCATGAACATCTGCCTGGACGGCATTGATGCGCCGGACTGGCAGAAGGCTTGCCGTGAGTGGGTTGAACGGAGGCGTAAGTGAGGATTACGTTGTTGACAGTTCTAAAACAAATCGACATTGCTGAACGCCGCTACATGGCTGAAATTCAATCCATCATCAAAGCCAGCGGATTTTGTTTTGATTTATACGAAGATCGTGATGTTGGCAGAGCCTATTGCAGGCTTGGCAGTGGGCACGTAGGACCGCATAAAAGTAGCTACCTTGAATGGACGGGAACACACCAATGGAGGCGTAAGTGAACGCAACGGAGAAATGGCTTTACTTCTTAATGGAAGGCGCACAGGTTGTGCGCTTCCATTCGCGGCCTACGTTGAAGCCGATAACCGACGGACAGCACCAGCACGGAGTGGCGCTTATCTGCTGGTTTCTCAGTAACGGAAAGCCCAGCGCCAACCTGCTCATGGCCGCGTTGACGCACGACCAAGCTGAACAAGCCGCTAGCGACATGTCCAGCCCGGCCAAGTGGGCTCTTGGGCTGAGTAAGGTGCTGGCCGCGTACGAACAGTCGCACCTCACAATGCAGGGCTTCCACGAATGGGCTGAGCTGACGGAGGAAGAATCGGAGATACTCAACTGGGCCGACCAGTTTGAAGGTATGCTTAGTTGCGTCCGTGAGCGCTTCCTAGGCAATCGCTACGTGAATCTAAGTTACTGGAAGTGGCGCGGGTGGGCGGAGGCGCAATCCATGTCCGTAGTTGCGCATGAACTCTACAGCGCCATCCACAAGATGTGGCTCTGGGCCGATAGCAACGAAGCACCAATATTCGACGTGTTCAAGGAGGTTCCACAACATCATGTCAAGACCGAAGGGTAGTAAGAACAAACGAAAACCCACGCCTACGCAATTACGTAAAGTAGAGGCGCGTGTTGAAGAACTGATAACGCTGCCAGCGCCGCACGAGATAACTCTGAAGGACAAACTCAGAGCGTCGCTCGCTGTAACGCCAGCCAACGAAGTCCAGGTAGGCGGTACGCACTATCAGGCCGGAGCCGGGTGCTGCCCGCACTGCGGTAACAAGCTACAGCACTGGGACATCGTAGCTATGTTCGGGATGGATTACTTCATCGGTAACGCGACCAAGTATCTGTTCCGATTCACACTCAAAGACGGCGCGGAAGGGCTGCGTAAGGCCGTCCATTACATTAACAAGAAACTAGAGCTGATGAAATGATGGAAGGCGCTCTTTGCCTACTTTGCGTGCTGTATCTTGCCTGGCGTTATTACAAGCAATAAAAAGAGCCCGCCGCACGACCCATCCCCGAAGGATAGGCCGCGCGGCGGGCGTCGTGGGGCAAGTGGCTCTAGCTTAGAAACATCTCAACTTCCTTATTACGTCTTGCAATCAATCCGTCATTCTTGACGCCGTTGACGTGGCACCACAACGGTATCTGCGTCGTGACTTGGCTCCAGCCGTGCGACAGCATAGTACGCAGCGCGCCCAAGCCCAAGTTATACGCGAAGTCGATACAGGCGTCGAACTGTCCCTGCGTACAGGCGGGCGGTACCAGCGCGTTGACCGTGGGCTCGAACCGCGATGTAACGTCACGTACGAGTAATTCATGCGCCTGCTCAGGCATCAGCCCATTGGAGAATTCTTCGCCCGGTTGCAAGTCGTGTCCGTAGCCGATGGCCGGTTTGCCGTTGTCGTCGTAAACGTGCGTGGAGAGTCCTTCGCTCTGAGCTATGAACTGTAAACATGCGTCTGAAGTATTCATGGAAAATTCCTCGCTATAGCTGATAGAATGTCAATGCCTTCACCGGCTCGCTTCACCGGCACCATGTACCACTTCGTAGGCTTCAGGAATTCCTTAGTCTCCTTGTCCGCCACCTGCCGGAAGTCGCCCATGATGCCGTCCGTGCTGGAGGCTACGCCGCGCAGGTGGTCCATAAGGGCGTCCACGCGCGGGTCGGCTATTCGGGCGTCAAGGTCGTTCAACGTCTTCCCAGACGACTGAGTGGTCGTAGCCAGCGCCTCTATTAGAGGACGGGCCGTTTGGAGGGCCAGGTTGGCGCTGGCGACGGTGGCGCTGGCTGTGCGAGCGGTGTCGGACAGGGCATCGGCCGTACCGGCAAGATGCAGTGATAGGCTGTGAATATCTCCGCCCAACTGATCAGCAACGGCGTCATAGTGATCAAGACTGTGGCCCTCGTGGATCAGGATCTTGTTGGTGGCGTCCAGCGTGAGCCTACTGTTCAACAGTACGCTGTCAACCTGCGCCAGCGTGCCCCACTTTGGCCGGTTCAGTATTTGCCCGGCTTGCGCCAGCTGTGCGCCCGCCGCGCCCCACTGATCCAGCGCCATGATCAGGTGCTGTGTAACTCCGAAGCAGCCCCACACGGCCAGACAGCCTAATGGGATGAACAGCAGTAGAAGCCACTTCATGACTTTATACCGAACAGCGCCGCAGCCTGTGCTACGTACTGCGGATTCTGCTTCATAAGTTGTTCGACCTGCGACAGTACGACGGGATCGGCCTCAGGATGTACCGTAGCGGCTGCCGCAGCCGTGCCGTGCGCTTGAACTAAGGCTGCGAACTCACCTAGACAAGCCATGGCTACACGCTCAATCTCCACGGCCGCAATTGCCGGCGGATAGAATACGGCAACTTGCGATGTGATGTTCTCAGCCACAGTACCCGCCTGCTGTATCTGCGCATTATGCGCAGCCACGGCTCTGGCTCCCACAAGCACGTCGTGGAAGCCAGAAGCGAAGAAGTGGCCTACAGAACTCCAGGTTATGGCCATCTTACGCAGCAGCAACCGGAGGCGCGGCGGGCGTGGCGGGAATCATGGAGATGACCACGTTAGCCTCAGCAATCAGCGCATTGACCAAGTTGGTAATCTTGGCCGCATTGGCTGAGTTCTTCACATGCGCGTCGGACAAGATAGCGCCAAGATTGCTACTGATGGTGGTAAGCAACGTGGAGATACGCGCGCCCACGGATGCGTCGCCACTCTGCGCCTGCGTAAGCAGCATCGTAACAGTTCCGAGATCAGTCTGCACTTCGTTAATGACTGACTGCGCCTCAGCCGCATCGGCCGTGCCAAGCGTGTCCTGGAGGATGAGGATTGCGGGCGGGCCAGCAACGGCCAGCCCAACGCTGGCATTATGAGCCCAGTTAGTATTGGAGAAGAACTTCTTGAACCAAGCTTCTGCCTTCGTAAACCACGACATAGAGTTACTCCTTGTTAGGTTGAGAGGTTTGAGTTGGGCGGTAGAGTAGACGGACCGCCGTAAGTCCGCCAACGGCGCAGAGGGTAGCGAGTTTATGAAGCCCGTCGAGACTGAAGTCGATCTTCCCAGTCCGAAGCGCGTCGTCAATGAAGTTGACGGCAACACCCGTGACGCCACCTTCAAAAGCCACGAAGTAAGGGTTTGAACGTACTGCCATCCACGTTTTGACAATTGGATTGACCACCTTGACAGCTGGTGTAGGTTGCGAGACTGGCGGGCGTGGGTTACCCGTAGGTGATGGCGGGCCTGAGGGAACCGGAGTGGGCGTGCTCATGGATTGCTCCTTACGTAATCAGCTGGTAGTTCGGTCTGTTGCTTGTCAACATGCGCATGGGTTGACGAGCCCGACCGATAGGCCATTATGATCGTACAAATGGCGCAAATCAGCATGAAGAAAGCCAACACGGCTCCGATCACGGCGATACGACGATTGGAAGAGTCCATCTTTTCCTGGTTCTCACGGTGCCGTTGCGATTGCACTTCTTCCATGGCTTTCTGTTCTCCGTCGTAATGATCCCAACGCTTACGTTGCTCTACCAGCACTTTCTCGGTTTCATTCTGAGCAGCTTCGTGATCATCCATACGTTGCTCAACCAAGTTGAACCTACCATCACACGTTTCTCTGAACGTCCGCAACTCACCACGCAGCCGCTCCACTATTACATCCTGCGAATCTTCAGACATTTCACGGCACCCCTCCAATTTATTCAACGCCCAGGGTAAGTAATCAAACACGCAATACGTACGTAGAACTCAGTTTATCTGCCAGCAGATGCTTGAGGCATCCCCTGTTTGCGTCGTTACAGCACCAGCCGTAAGCGCCGTGATTTTGAATGAGGCTCCGACGGAAACATTGGTAATTTCATAAATCCCTACGGCGGTACTGGCGTTGACTCCGCAATTCGTGAGTTTGTAGACGCACGTCGCGCTCGGCGTGCAGGCCGCGATGGTGGATATTGTGCCGCTCACCCCTGCGGTCAAAGCAGAAATACCGAATGTTTCCGGACCGGGAACAAGTGATACTAGACCGGTGCTTGCCCCGGTGTTTCCGGTAGCCGTAGAGGGAATGACCGTGCCATTTGCATTCTGAAATGATGACCCCGCTTTAATACCTCCCCCGCCATCAAAGCTAACTGGAGTAGTACCAGGGCTCACGCCCGCTGAAATCTGCAACGCAGTACCTATATTCTTCAACCACCATATTTGCCCTCCTCCGGATTGAGGTTCCATCTCAATATAGCTAGGATTAGTAGCATCTCCCAGTGTGAGATAGTTTGTATTGATGCTTTGATATCCGAGTATCGTCTCTGCTCCTAGACCGCTTAAGGCAAAAGTGAATCCATTAGTAGATGGATTTATCGACCACTTTCCGCCGCCAGAGTCAACCATGTTGACGATAGGAACCTTGTTATAAGGAAGAGCAAAATCGGTAATAAAATTCTGACTGCCGCTGTCGGACGAAGCATCGTGCGATCCATACACGAAGTTTCCTGAGAGGCTATTTAGCTTCGTATTTGCGTCAAGAGTGTATGAATTCTGAGTGGCTCCGCTGAATCCGTAGTCCCATAGGTTAAAGTTGGAGAACATATTACCGTAGGTATTAGATCCAGTGGACCCCTCTATGTAAATTCCAGTTTGTCCAGATATATTCCCCGCTCCCGACTCGCAGGAGGAATTGACGAACTGGTTACCTGTCACATCGCCAGGGTTGGAGTAGAGCGTGATGCAGTATTTAGAATTCGTAACTGTGACATCATTGACCTTCGTGTCGTTCACATAATACCCACTGGATATTGAACCCGTTGCCGTCAAATAAAGACCGTTGAGAAACCCCACGATACGGCCGTGCTCCACAACCGCGCCGGCCAGAAAGTTCGCCCCATTGGTTGCCTTGAGAAGAACAGCCGTTCCCGTCAATGGGTTGGCGCTATTGGTGCCGTTAATTAGATCGAAGTTTCGCAGAGTGCACTGCTGCGCAACCGCGATGCCACAACTTCCAGTGAAACTAACCATATTTCCACTATAAGAAACGTTGAGCGCATTAGATGTAAGACCATCAATAGCTCCCCCAGCGCCGATTGCGAACATATTAACGGCTCCGGTTGACGGCTGGAATGTGGTCGCTCCGCGTGCAAATAGAAGTGTTTGACCCGCGCCTACTGTCACGGTGGCCGCGATGTTCTGCGTGCTGTATCCGTAACATCGACCATCTACCGTGCCACCGTTTGGAATTAGTGCCAGAGCCGCATTGATTTGTACATCGGCGGTTGATCCTGATTGGAGGCAAGGATTGATAACTGCATTGATCGTCGGAGCATTTAACGGCCCGGCTAGTGATTGCGCTGAAGTTTGCGTAGTCGAAACACCGAACAAGTTCTGTAACGTAGCATTGGCAAAGCTGGAAGACGAAAAGGCAATGGCTCCGGTCATTGTTCCGCCAGAAGAAGGCAACCCACCAGAACCACTGTTGATCAGCCACCCTCCAGGCGTGCATACATACGTGGCGTTCGTGCTTAAGTTGAGATAAGGCGCGCCGTAGTTCGCAGCGCCACAACTAGACGACGGCACACCTACGCCTGAAGCTTGCGGCCAGTTTATCTGTGTGTTAGGGTTGATGATCTGAGCAACACCCGCAATACTACACAGCAGCATTACTACGAGTGCAAATAAACGGCCCATACCGTATCTCCAGTACTGAGTGCTGTTGTAAAGGTTAGGGTAGCGCCTGAAACAGAGTAATCAAGCGCTGGCCGCTGAAATACGCCATTCTTGTAAGCACCTATGACAGCACCTGGTATACGACTGAGCGTGAACACCGACCCTGGAACGGACCCCGCCGGTGCCTCAGATACTAAGATAGCAGCAATGGTCGCTGCCAAGTTGCCGACTACAAGCGATAATACGTTCAAAGCTGGAACCTGCACCGACCCACCGAATATTAAGTCCAGCAGGTTCATGTCGTAGTTAAACGGAACTTGCCAATTCGGCTGATTAAGTCCGGGTATTTGAAGCCCAATATTCGGCGTACTGGTAGCCATTTAGCTCACCGCCATGGGTGTCTTAGCGTGCATGAGGTTGTCAGATAAGAACCAAAATGTCTGTATGCTGGCCGAACCTACGCTGGAACCTATAGTACCTTGGCCGCGCATGATGGACGGCCAAGTCAACGTGTAACCACCCGAACTGCCCTGTATGAAGGCTACGTTGATAGGCGACCCAGGAAGCACATTGATAAACGACAGTGTGGCGTTGCCCGTCAACGTGCATACGAAGCCCTTAGACTTACTACAGTCAAACACAAGCGAAGGGCTGTAGGCTACGTTCAAATATTCTGGCAGTAAGTCAGCCGTGGTGAGTATGTTGGCCAACGTCGACGTCAACGTGCTGAACGTGACGTCAGAAACTGTGTATCCCTTATTAGCCATCATCTGCATCAACGCGGCCATGCCCGTACTGAGCTGATAGGCCAGCTTGTTGAACGTAGGCGATGGTAATATGGCTCCGATAGTGGCTCCGCCAGAACGCAGTGAATCGGCTGTGTACGCAGCGTCATTCTCTTGATTGGCACTGGCTGGGTTCCACTGTTGAAAATTACTACTACCTGGCATAGAGCTCCTATACGAAATGTCCGGTGTCTAACCCGGCCACAAAGCTGTTATTGGTGTCAAACCCTAGGAACGGCATTGTGCCGAACAAGTAGTTGTACAGGACGCCTTCAGGCCGCGGTACGATGTAGCCATTAGTGATCAGATCTTGAACGATGGATGTGAACGAACCAGTGAGCACGATGTTGGCTGTCATGTTTTGCTGGTCTTCGATGATGATGTTACCACCAGGAAACAGCCCGCGCCAAAGTAAGTACAGTGAATCAATGGTTCCGTTCCACTGATTAGCAGCTATCTTAGCTTTGATGAGTATGCGGTAAGTAGCATCATCAAGGACAGGACTTACGCCACCGCTGGGCTGAAAGCCTACCGTGCGCGAAGCCTGCACGATAGTGCCTAGTTGATCAAGCTGAGCACCCACAGCGCTGTTCAAGTCAATAGCTGTGTCCAGCTTGACTAAGCACTGCGACACGTCGTCGAATTTCTTCAACAGCAAGTAGAGTAGCGCGTTCAGTTTTGCTGATTGCCGATACTCGCCAGTAAGTAGGTTGAGGTAATAGCCAATGGGCAGCGTTTCAATTGGCTGATTACCATACAGTCCAGAGCCGTAACCTAGAGCGCCGTAATTAGGGTTGACAGAGCTCATATAGTGCTCACCCCTACGTTAGCCAATAAGCCTTGTGATACGTCGTAGAAATTAGGCATGGCCACATCGCCTGTAGGCGCGCTTGCGGTAGTGTAACAGATTATCTGATCGGAAGAATCTGACACCAGCGCATTTGCCGAAGTCAGAATGACGCCAGTAGTAAAACCCGTAATGGTAGTTCCTGGCGGGAACAACGATAGGCCACTAGTCGTGCCTACGGCGTCGATGTTCATGCCGATGGCGGCGGTTCCGAATTCAGGTGTGTAAGTAATGGATGCTACGCCAGATACCGATACGCCGTAGCCAGCCGCAAACGCCGAGCCACTAATGTAAAGCGCTTTAACACCAAATGTCGGCATACCCAGATTCAGATTGACAGCCATGATGGCATAGTTGACAGCTGCGATAGATACCGTTTCGCCGATCTGCAGTGTATTGAGATACACCACTACGGCAGCCTTCACCGCAGCTATGGTGGTGGTGGTGGGCGTGCCTGGATAGCCAGACAGCACCATGTACACATACACAGACACATACGTAGGTCTGTAAAAGCTGATGGTCATTACGTAACCCGTATTAGGGTCTGTAACGACTACGGACGTAGTACCGTGCGTGAGGCACCCGATACTACGTGCGCCGTAAATGGCCTGCGCCACGGCTGCATTGGTTCCGCCCTCAACCACCATGCTGATACTATGCGGCGGGTTGCCCCAGCTATCAGTAGCGTTAGTGGGATTCTCAATGGAACTACCAGGGCCACCAGCCGGAGTGGGCGACCCAGTGTTAATGCGCGTCACGCCCGATACAGCTAGAATAGCAGCCAACGTACTCTGTAGTGCCGTAATGGACGGTAGCGCTACGCTGATAGTTTGCCGAGCGCGCAGTTTGGAGTCGGTCTCAACCGGGCTGCCAGGTGTAGCGGCTGAAGAATTGGTAACCGTATTCCAGCCCGTAATGGGCGACGAGATGAGCGAGATCTGCCCCGGTGAAGCAACCACGTTACCCGGAGTAGTACACGTAGCTACCACCGAGGCTGTACCGCCTATCAATATGGTGGGACTGGGGATTGCCCAAAGATTGCTGTTCACGTCCTGCGCAAATCCATTAGTGATGATCGTGCCGGCGGTGCCAGTAAGCGTAAGCGTAGCCGTGCTGTAAGAATAAGGGTCGCGCGCCAATCCATTCATCTTGACTACGCGGTCCAGCCCAGCACCGACGGCTGTAAGCGGTGACGTCTGATTATAAGCTAGCTGCGCAGCTAAGTTGACATCGGATTGTTTCAGTGAGATGAGGGACAGCAATTGGTAAATGGCGCTGCTGGGTCCTACGAATTGATTTACACCGTAGATGTTAAGGAAGCCCTGGATGTTATCAGCCAGGATGGATGCGTAACTCGCCACCGTCAGCCCAGCCGGGCCGATCGACGGCGGTGCGTATGGCGGTGTAGACATTTGCTAGAACCCCAATCCGGCCGAAGCCCCAGGCGTTTGATTAGTAACTGTGACTGGGCCGAATACGGTGTTGGCCGTGGCGGTGAATCCAAACTGCCCGTCTACAAACGAAAACGATACATTACTAACACCCGTCACGTACGGCACGCCCTCTATCCTGCGCTGTAACGCCAAGTTCATCGCTGCCTGCCCACGCGCCGTGCCCAACTGACCAAGAATTACCTGGAATACAGGTGTACCAATACTCAGGTCTTCCCACCATTCACCAAGAAATAACTTCAGGTCAGTGAGTATGGCTTGCACCACGGCCTGTAAGTTGGTCAGCGATTGGGCAGGCGTGAACACGGGGTCGTAACCGGAATCCAGAGCCAAGTAAGTAATCAGTACAGGCGATGACATTACTGACCTTTCAGTATCGTAGTCTCAGAGCCAAGAGGCGGCGTGGGCCCTGCGTAGCCCTTGGACTGCAGGAATGGTAGTATGTTTATGACCCAATACTGATAAAAGGTGTTGGTCATAAGCGCCTGCGGCGTTCCGCCGTTATCAGCTTTGACAAACGGAGCGGTTACAGTAACGCCCGCCTCAGCCACATCGATCGTCACTGTGCCATCGTCGCTACGCAACTGCATAGACGTAGTAGAGTAGTTACTCAGTACGTTAGGCTGACTCCACATACCGGGTATGAAGCCGCAATCGTGCACGTGATGACGCCGTAACTCATTCTGTATCTGTGAGCCGCTGGGCGTCCCGTTAGTGTTGTTGGCCGCTAACGGTGCATTGTTCTGCCCACTGAGCCACCAAAAGTCGAAGCAAGCATCACAGAATACCAGCAGTCCTTCATCGCCTTTCTTCAAAGGCAGCGTAAGACTAAACCCGCCACCACGCGGTAGCACGATGGGAACCTTGATGATGGGCGGTACGTCCCACCACTCCTGACCCGTCTGTAGCTGGACTAACTCCTGAAGCGCTACCTGTACGGTAACAGTCTGCGTAACTGCGTCCATATCCTGTGTAAGGAACGCAGGCGTAGCCACGCGAGCATCGGCCAGACCCTGACGCATTACCAGTTTCCATTGCTCAGTGTCGGCGTAATTAAGCTGGAACGGAGTAAGTGTAGGTTGTGTCATGTTCCTGACCCCGCCGCAAATACTCCGTTGAGTAGGTTATCGGCGTACGTGGTGCTGTAGCCGGTCACCTCTGTGTGCCAATCGTTACCGCGCGAGTCGCCGCTGTGCCGCACTTGCGCCACGAAGAACGTAAGATTCTGCGTCAATGGCGTGGCTACGGTCTGCCCTGGGAGCACGCTGAGTTGTTGTATCAACGTGTTCTGTAGTTGTACTACTAACGGCGGTAGCTTCACGATAAGCCGTGGGTCCAGCAGCACGCTGAATATAACGCCGAACGGCGTTTGACGCGGCGTGCCGATGATGCTCTGCGTAACGCCGTTAACTGGTGTGTTCGTAGGTGAGTTAGGCGAGTAAGGCGGCGCGTAGACAAGATCGGCCTGCGTGTCCGGGTTGGTCATTTCCGAGATGTACAGCTTGTAACCGTCACGCCAGCTTTGTAGATTGTTACCGCGCGCTATCTGCCCCATGAGCCCGCCCGCTTTACCAAACACGGTGTTACCGCGCGGGTAAGTCTTGGCGCTCATGATGCTGGACGCTTGCTGACCCAGAGTACCGTTACCGGTGCTCATGGCTGGTAAATTTACTTGCTGCGCCATGCGCGCAACTAGCTGCTCTTGACTAGCAAACGGACCCACGGCGAACGCCACAAGCGAATCTTCAGCAAGAGGGTTAGCAACGCAATGCAGCACCACGCGTTGATCAACCACGTTCTCACGGTCGTACAGCACCTGCAGAATGGGCCCGTCCCATATCTTGGAGAATAGGTTCTGACCGGTCTGGAAACCCGCCTTGAGCGTGACCCACGTGGCATTCAGCAGCGTGTTCTGAATAGTAGCCAGATTGAGGTTGTAAATGCTGATGTCGGCAAACCACCACGGACTGGGCAGTGTACTCTGTAACACTTCAAACGTAATGCGCAGCGCTTCCGGTTCCCAGCCATTGGTAGTAATGGTAGTGCTCTGTGTTCCGCCAGACGTGGCGTACTGAACCGTGAGCTCCCATGCTTGGCCCCAAAGTGGCGTAGTAGATATAGTGCTCATGAGCCATTGTCCGTCCAGAGCAGTGAGTAACTCGATAGGTTGTTCGGTCCTGGGTAGTCGCTAGTAGCGTTGCCCGTGTTCAGCAAGTAAGCGCTGCCTATCTGCAAATACTGGTACTGAGCCAATAAATTGGCTGCTGGGTACCAGCCCGTTATCAGAGGCACTGAAGCCAGTAGCAAGTTGCCCACCACGTCGGAGATAGACATCTGCCAGTAACCAGCCATTTCAGAGTAACCAAGCGCTAGATTCAGCGTGAGCGGCTGCTTGTTTACTACAAGCTGAACAGAGAACGTCTGGTTAGCGGCGTTGGAAAGTGGAACTATCTGCGCGCTCAATGATTGCCGCCTTGCAGATTGCTAGTATTCACGCTGGAATAGCTGCCAGCGCCTGGAGTGTTGTAAGTAGGTAGCGCCGGGTTGGCATTGTTTACGCCGAACTGATTGTTAACGGATGCCGATGGTGGTTGCGTGTTCACTTGGCCTAAGCCAGTAGAGTCCGTGTCGCCGGGCCGAGCACTGACAGGCTGCGAAGCTATGGCAGCAGTAAATATCTGCTCAAAGTCGATGCGCATGCGCAAGCCGGTTATGGTCTTGCTATCTTCGTGCGGCGCAACCGAAGTGATGATCATGTTCTTGTAAGTGCGCAACCGCGTAGTTATTGTGAGTGGTATACGCGACGCTTGCAAGTTGATCATGGTTAGGTAAGCCGACACGCTCTTGGACGGACTACCTGTGAACGGCGTGGTGGCACCGGTTAGCGAACTGGCGTAAGCCGCCATGGCGTCCGACATGCCGATGTACAAGCTAAGTTGTGCTGGCATCAAGTACGCATGACTACTGATGTCAGCGCCAGTCTGTACTGGGTGGCGTGTCTTCTCCAGCCTCTGTTCGTGGTCCAGAGTAAGTACGGCATCGAATACGTAAGTCAACTGCTGAGTGACTGACGGCGACGCGCTACCGCTGGTGTCGTTGGTGCTTGTGTTCTGTGGCGGCACCGTAACCGACACCATCGCCGGGCCATTCCATTGCGGTGGTCGGTAAATAGACGTGCTCATGGTGCCCACCCTAAGTCGCTGAACTCGGCCAGATTGCGCTGCGTGGCCTTGTTCTTAGCATCAGTTACGCCCTTGCTGACGGCGCTGGCTATCTGCTGCGGCGTAGCGTTAGGTTGCTTGATATCGATGGTGATGCTGCCAATGGTGACGGAGCCTGTCTGGCCCATACGGCCCAGTACGCTGGCTATCTCGTTACGCGTCTCGGCGGGCATAGTGGCTTTGCCGGCTAGGAAGGAGTCCATGTGGCCCTGGCCCCAGTTGTACGCGCCCACGGCTTTTGCTATGTTACCGCCGTACTTCTTCAGCAAGTCACGCATGTAGAATGCGCCGCCCGTGGCGTTGGCAATTACATTCGACGGATCGACGCCGTATTGCTTGGCTGTGCCAGGCATCAACTGCATCAAGCCCAACGCTCCGGCCTTACTTGTAAGTAAGTGCCCTTGCGCGTCAGTCTGGTGCATGCCCGACTCCACCATGGCCAATGACATTAGTAGATTCGGATCAATGCCTGCCATCTTAGCAATACCACGCAAACTAGCTGCGTTGTACGTGGGCATGGCCGGAGACAGGCCAAGTAAGCCCGGCGCGCGATTGGTCACTCCTTGCGCTAACGCCACACCCGCCGCTGCGCCCGCCGGACCGCCTACAGCGCCTCCGGCTACAGCGCCGAATAGCTTCACGGCGTCTTCTGTACTAATGCCCTTGTAGGCCGCTCCGAACTCCGCACCGGCTTCTTTCAACTTGCCGTCAGCAAGCAAGGAAAGGCCAAGCACGAAGTGCGATAGCGATTGCTCCAGGTGGTCCATCCACACAGCGAAGTCAGCGAAGCCCTTGATAACGTGCTGCACAGCCGTGAGCATCTTCTCGAGATTGAACGTGGTTCCCTGGATAGACTTGTCGCCTGTGAACAGACCTACTAAGTTCGTAAAGACGACGCCCGCATCTTTCAACGCCACGCCCGTCTCTCGCGCCACGTCCAGTAGCTCATGCCAAATAGGCGTGAACTCCGTAGCCATGCGGCTAGCAATGCCGGGCATGTCCTTGATGACCCAGTCGTTGAACTTCTGTAACTTCGCCAGCAGTTCATCAGGGCCAGAACCTAGGTTGTGGAGGAAAGCCATGACGGTGTGCATGGCCAGATACTTTAGCTCCACTTCCATGCGTGTGAACTCAAAGCGAATGTCGCGCACTTTACGCATCTGCGCGTCGAAGTCTCCGCCCGGAGCCATGGCGCGCTGATCCTCGAGAAGCTTCGCCGTACGCCCACGCAATTCAGGGTCCCATGTAAGATCTTCCAACGGAGCGCCTAGCGCATCCATGGCGATCTTGAGTGAGCGCGCAGCATCTTTGGACATGTACATGTGCAGAGCAAATAGGCGGTACTCCTGATCCGCCATGGCTACCTTATTAACAAGCCCGAGTGCGGCTGTGCCGATGGCCGCGAAACCGCCTACGATCTCAGTCTGCGCCTTGAAGAATGAGCCAGCCATCTTGAACGACTGATGGTCAACGAACGATGTAGCGTCGCGCAACGCATTCTGAAAGCGCCGCATTCCGGCCTGATCTACCGTTGCGCCGAGCTCAATGAGATACTCATCTAGTATGTTCGGCACGCATGGCCTCCCGGTAACGTCGTTCGTTCTCCTCGCGCACGTCCAGGAACTCCAGCACCTCAGCTAAGTCCTGGAGGTCGTAAGTGCCGTCGAACGTCTCACGCTGCCACCACAAACCGGCCGCAACCGGACGCCAGAGTAATGGGTTCAAGGTGGGGAATGCTAAGGGCTCGTACTCTATTACTGCTTCTGAGCTATCGAGCCCTCGGAGAAAAAACTCTCTAGGTTAAACGCCAACGACTCCAATACCAGTTTCTGCACCAATCCAGGGTCTTCATCAACTGACGTGTAGCGCGGCGATGGCACCCACTTGCCACCGTCGGTCATAAGTGGAATCACGGCGTCGCCATCTTCAATGCGCGACACCGTCATGATGGCCTGGTTCTGTGCAAACTGCATGTGGTCGAAGCTGAGTCCGCGCATAAATGCCAGCGCGCAAAGCATGCGCGCCTTGTCGCGAGGTTTGATTTCCTTGGCCTGCTCCGATGGTTCTTCCGTGGGCGCGTCCGACGTCAGCAGCGCGCCCATCATCTTCATGTAAATGAAGCTACCTACAGTGGGTAGCATTCTTCGTAGTAAGTACTTCTGCCCCTGTACAGTTACTTCTTCGGTCTTCAAACGATGCTCCTTTACATGTTGATTACGTTTGCCGCCATCAAGCGCCAGGTAATCTTCTGCCCAGCAGCCTGATACGGCTTGTCAGGAATCTTCGAGAAGCTGACTCCGTTGCAGATGTGCGTTGACCCATCTGTAAGTGTGCGGAAAGAGATAAGCGTGGATGCCCATCCCGATACGTCGTCGTTGTTGGCGGCCGTAGTCAGCTGGTTGTACAGGCTGAGCAAGGCATGGTGGAGCGCCGAAGTCTGTTGCACTTCGATGTCCACATCGCCGCTGTCGCCGGCAAGGTAGCTGGGCATGACCACGCCGTCAGACGCAGTGTCGTGCGCTGTACGCTCCGTGACCATGCGGATAGTTACCTGACCCAGACCGACGTTGCCGCCAGTGAGCGAGAACGATACGCCGAAGTTAGGGTTATTCAAGGAACCAACTAGGTCCTTGAACGAATACGTTGTTCCTACTGCCGACATTAGTGCCTCCTGTTACAGCTGCGTGTAGACGCCAATGAGCAAGCTCAACACCGCTCCGGCAGTGGTTATGGCGCAGTAAATAGGCATTGCCTGCCCCGCAGCGCGGTTGCCTTGTGACTGCGTCGCGAACGACGGTGAGATGTTCAAGTAACCCAGCGGCAGCGACTCGCCCGGAATAAGCGCCGGATTGCTGGCCGACGGAATGGGAATGGCTGCGCCTTGCCATACCGCACCGGCCAAGAAGCCAATGCTGGCCAGATAAGCACACGCCGTGTTTGCGGCTTGAATAAGCTGCTGCTGACCAGCATTAGTTTGCGGAACGGCGGGTGTAGTGGCCAACACGTTCATACAATCAATGGCGAGGTTGTTCACCAACATGGCGAGATATAGCCATAGGTACGACGGATCACCGCTGAACATCAAGCCCGGCTCGACCAGCTGATACGGCGCGAAGTTGCCGTACACCAAGCCACCAGCGTTCTTGATGTTGTTGTACTGAGTTTGCGTAACCGGCTCAGCCGCAATGCCGACAAGTTGCTTGTGGGCCAGTGTGAAGAAGCTGCTGGCCAGCCCAGTATTCAAGCCCATCTCCACGCCCATCATGGCCACCTGAGCATAGATGTTGTTTGGATACAGCCCGCTTTGCGTGGTGGCGTAAATACCCAGCACGCGCAGTTTGAGCGTCTGCAATTGCAGGAAGAGATTGTTAGTGGTTCCAGCCGGAATGGCTGCATCGTTGGACCAGAGGTAGAAGCGCGTAGTCTGCCACAGTGGGTCGGCCCATTCGGAGATGGCCAAGTTATCGGCGTCTACAGCGCCTAGCACAGACAAGCCGTACCACGTAGCGCTGGCTAACCGGCACGCCGTAGACGCCTGAAGGAGCGACTCGCCAATGGCCGTGATGTCTACTTCCAGTCCCGTACCTGACCCACCAGTCGTAGCCAGCGCCGTCGCTACGGAGTAGCCCGTACCCTGCGTACCAGCGTTGACCCCTAAACTGGTCACAGCGCCGCTGCCTCCGATGGTGAGCACCGTAGCTTGGCCGTGTGACGCGCTGGACTGTGTAACGGTGATGACGTCGCCGACTACGTAGCCGGTGCCCGCGCTACCGCTATGCGGAATTAGCGTGCTGATGGCCGTGAGATCTTGCCGGCCGATCCAGACGAACAGGGCTTGCGTAGGCGCGCTGAAGTAAATCTGCGCCGCGATGTATTCCGGCGAACTGGTAGTGAATCCGTCGGTCAGCATAGCCGTACCGGGCGCAGCGTACTGCCGCAGCCTGGAGTTAGCGCCGTAGGACGGTATAACCGTGCTGGAGCCGATGATCAAGCCTTGGTTGAACCCGTTGGCCTGAGCCGCAGCGGGCGCTACCGTAACTGTAATATCGACAATGTTTGATAGTGCGAGAGGCGGCGTAGCCATACTCATCATTCTCCTTAGTGAACGGTTATGTCGGCGACGACGCCGCTGCTGTCCTCGACCACGATCTCAACACTGGTCGCGATTCCGGGGTTGATGGTCTCCGTGACCTGTTCGTACATGTTGATGAAGTAATCAGCACGCTCCCACCATTGAGCGTTGTACTGCTCCGGCGCACGAACTACTTCTGGCGAATCAAGAACGGGGTATAGATTACTGAGTGATAACTGTTCACTGAAGTAGTCCATATAGAGCGCACTGCGAACGGCACGCGCGTTGTCTTCACTGTTAGGTCCGTAGAACGTCCAGCTTACGCGCCAACCTTTGGTGTACTCCCACGTTTGCGTAAGCACCGCCGGAGGGCCGACCACTTCACTAAATGCGTAATCACGCACACGATTGTAGTCCGTATCCCACGGCACGCACGCTACGTAACAGATGTCAGTTCCAACGTCTTGCGACGGCTGCCCCTGCGTTTGCCAGTCGACACGCACGCGCGCATAATCCGGCGGGTTTACACCGATCATGCCACAGGTAAGCGTCTGCAACAGCTTGGTGATGTTAGTGGGCGTGAGCGCCGTGCTGTTCAGTACTTGGCCGTTAGGGTAAGTAGTGGCGGTCATCGTAGTGTAGGCGGAAAGTCTCCGCCGTTCCAATCCTTCAGTTTAATGAATACATGCCAACCGCACCCGCCGCCTGCGTAGCCGATCTCAGGGTGCGGATTGGCATCGTGGAAGAAGCTGGCCGTGACCATGCCATCGGCGTGAACGTGATGGAGGCCGATGCCACTCCAGTGACCGCAATTACATCGAATCAACGGTTTCAGTTTTTCGCCTGTGCCAGCCGTTACTGGCTGTATCCAACCAGGCTTATTCGGTTCATTCCAGTTTGAAGAACCTTCGTCCACGATTCTAGGAATCTCAATGTAACTCATATCGCCGATGTCCTCGTGGCAAGCGCTTTCCAGAACGCTGAGCCGGGGAAGTAACGCACCGCCAGTACACGATACTGCTCACCATTAGGCGGGTACACTAGTATGTCGCTCTCCGCCGGGCCATTGGGGTCTGTGGAAGGGTTGGTAAACCACAATACGGCATTGGACGGCGTAGGCAACGCCAACGTGATGGTGCCGTTCACCAGCGTATAGTCCACATTGGGTATCATGAACGAGCCGTTGATGTACAACGACCCTGAGTTCAGCGGGCTACTGAGCGTATACACTGTGCCTGGAATTGCGCCCGCAGGCGTTTGCCCTTGCAGCGACGGCACGGGCTTCTTGCCGCTGGTGACGTACATGACTTGCGTCGACCAGAAAGCCATGATGCCTTCAACGCGGTCCGACTCAGGCAACATCTGTATCTCTTTACTGGAGGCGCGCTGAACTGGGCCCACGCGAACTAACGTGGTGGTAGTGGATTGGAAACCGCCGAGTACGTAAGCGCCAGTACTGCGCAGTATCTGGAACGGCTGCGGCGCTTCCATGTCGGGCGCAGCAACCACATCGTCCATTTGAATCATGGCTAGTAACCCACAGCGATGAAGAACGCCGACGCGCCAGCGCCGTTAGCTAGTATGGTACATTGCGACGCACTTGCAACTGTACAGCCCATGGTACGCGGGTTGCCGCTAGACGCGAATGAACTGTTGTCGTTAGCTACGACGGCAAAGCACTGCGTGTTAAATGGCGTAGGGAAATTCACCGTAGTAGGCGTATTGTTGTTCAAGCTGAACGCCGTACCCCACTGGATGGTGAATCCACTCAGCCAAGTGGGAAACTTGATGTAACCGTTAGTGGCCAAAGAAATAACGAAGCCCAGCAAGCACCACGCCGTAGTGGCCGCGTTCGTGGAGTTATCACCGGAACTGGGCGTCGTAAACTTTGCCGTGGACACCGTGGTGGAACCAATGGGTGTGCTGTCCACGGTGGAGTTGGTCACGGCCACCGTGTTGATGGTAGTTGTCATTTCTCCCTCACGAGTCCTACGATGGCTGCTCTCATGGCTCCAGAATCAATCCCGGGCCGGTCGCTGCCCTTGCGCGCAATGGTGGACGGTGCATTAGGAGCCCAGCCATTGCGCGGGTCCGTGAACCATTTTCGTGCGGCATTCTGGCCAGCCAATGCGGCACGCATCATACCCTTCAACGCAGCGTCTTTATCACCGTCTAACGAGCTCTTCACGGAAGCGGCTAATTCGCGCGCAATGGGTTGCTTGTTACCGTCGGCTTCGACGGCTGGTTCAAGTACTGGGCGTGCAGGCTGGTGCCGCAGCGGCGAACCCTTACTAAGTAAGAAGAGTAGCTCGGCGTTGGTAACGTCGTTCTTTGCGGCCTTCTTCAACTTTTTACTACTCTTGCCGGCCATGCGCAATAATTGCGCGCTGCGCTCAGCCGTGCCTGCGGCCGGAATGCCTACAAGGGCTGAGTACTTCGTTATTCCAACTACACGCTGCGCCAACGCTTTCACGCCGCTCTTACGAGCAATGGTGATCTTGGGCCCAGTCATTGTTTGATCTGTTTGATCTGTTTGATCTGCTTGTTAAGTGGGTTGAGGTCGATCAACTCACGCCGTTTGCACTCCACAGTATGTCGTAACTGCGTTATGTCTCGCAGAAGCTTCCATTGCGCAGTTTGTAAGTCAGACAATGGCGGCGCATTGACGTCGTGGTCCCAACTGTCAAACAATTCTTTCTCATCTGGCAGCAGCAACCTATATAGCAACAACTCCTTCGGGTCCATACTACTCCTACCAGATCACCATTGGTCCACTACCAACAACCTTGGCCATCGTAGCAAGTTGTTGGCCATAGAGCGTGAGGTTCCACTGCCCCCAATCCTCCAGCGACGTAAGCACGCTGTAACTGGCACTGACGCTATCCACGCTCTTACTCGTCAGGATGCCGTTCGCCAAGCCCTGCGCCGCGACCTGCGCCGCATTGGGGTAGTAGGTAGTGTTGACAGTGGTGGCTACGGGCCAAGTGGCGTAGAAGGAGTCCGACAACTGAACAGCTACAGTGGTAGTGATATCCACGTCGTTGGTGAGCGTGTAGTCCACTCCAGGCGTAAGGAACGAGCCGTTCTTGGTCAGCGTTTGCAGCGTGCCATTAGGAGGTTCAGCGCTCAGCGTAAACGCCGTACCGGGGCGCGCGCCCGCTGGCACTTCGCCGTGCATGGCTGCGGCCACGGTCTGTATGATCTCGAGAGCATCACTGCGTGCGTAGAGCGTAGCATAGTGTGCCACGAACCACGACATGGCAATGTACCACTGCTCCTGCCACCTGACCTGCTGCAACGACGCCGTAGCCAGCGCAATGTAAAGCGTGAGCACGGCGATAGGTACGACCGGGTAAGGATAAACTATCAGCACCACGTTAGTAGCGCCCGCCGTGGCGGCGTTACTCACCGTGATGGAGCCGCCGCTGACGCCCGTGATGACGGTGTTAGTGGGCAGCCCAGCAGCCTGTAAGAACTGCCCCAGCATCAGCCCGCCAGTATTACTTATGGCGATGGTCTTAGACGCATTGGTCAGTGTAGCGTTGACGTACTGAACCGGCTGACCAAAGAACTTAGGATAGACAGCCAGAAAGTCATCCAGTGCGTAGGGCGGATTCTGGCCGAATACTAAGTTGGTAGCAGCGCCTGTGAAGCCGCAGCTGGCCCAGAACTCAGCACCGGCTCCCCACGCAGTCTGTAGCCATGCGTCAAAATTCGGCCAAGAACCACTGCACATTTACTTCCTCCGCGGTTGCTGCTGCTGCGGTTGTGTCGACGCGATGATGTTACCGGCCGGAATACGCGGCTGAGGCTGTGCTTGTGACGCTTCTACGGCGGCTTCGCCTGCCTCCGTGGCGGTCTCCACTTCCGCTTCTTCGGCCGCAGCCTTGGCGCGCAAGTCGATGATGCTACCGTCACGGATGCCGGCCTTGAACGTTTCTGTTTGCGCAATCCAGGCAGGAGCGCGTCCATCAGTGCCGATAACGCCGACATAGCGGAGCTCGCCCTTGTCTGTGTCGTGTAGCATGAAGATCTTAGTGCGACTGAATAGCAACTGCATATCTTTGCCCTCCGACTGCAAGGTTGCCGGGAGATATCTCTACCTCCCGGGAACTAAGGTTAGATACCGTCTTGATAGACTTGTGTGGTGGTCCGCTTGAAGATAATTTGCGTAATGCAACCAGCCCACATGGTCTCGTACGCGCCGCCTGCGCGCGTCGTAGGCACGGTCATGGCCTGCATCATCGGCTGTGGAATCTTCAAGTACAGCGACTTCTTGCTGTTCTTGTAGTAGCAGCCACGGTCAGTAGCTCCAGTGCCCTTGCCGGTGATCCAGGGGTTTGGAAGGAAGTTGATCTTGAAGTCGATGCCGTGATGGGCCGCGACGCACTCCTTCTCAATGTAACTGATGATGCTCACCGCGACCGGCGATCCGCCGATGGCCATGGGCTGCGTCAGATATGCAAACTGGGTGTAGGGCACAAGCAGGCGATCGGCCATACCTTCTTGTGCGTCGTAACCCGAGTTCTGCACCGTCTGGTTGAGCGACGTGTTAACGTCGGTGAGGATTTCCTGCGGAGTCTTCTTCGCCCACGTGGTGGAGCCGGCAGCGCCTACGGCTGCGGTGAACTCCGGCACGTTGGGATTGTTGATCAGCGCGGGATCGCCAAGGAAGCCGAGATACGTGACGTAGTCGAGCGCCTTGCCCCAGTTAGTCTCCACAGCTTCTTCGTAGAGCTCCTGAAGGCTGAACGGCGGAGCCTGCCCGGTACGAGTGGCAGTCTCCATACGGCGCAAGTCAACCCAGGTAATGGTCATTCCCATTGCCCAGATGTACGTGCGCCAGATGCCCTTCTGGATGTCGGCCTGCGCTTCGGGGATCTCCGTGTTGTTAGTGCCCTGAAGTCCGAAGAACTGCGTGCCGGTGGTTCCGTAATTGGAAGCAAACGCCGAAATGAATTCCGGGAAGCCTCCGCCTACTTCAACGGCGATGTCGCGTTTGTGCGTCACCGCCTGCAACGGGCGTACTAGGTCCGTATCGATAAGTTCCAGCTGGCTCTGGAGAAATGCGAAACCAGACGCGCCAGCGGCGTCGAACGCGCGTGCGCGGGTAGCGGTAGCCTGTCTCATGTCCTAATGACTCCTTACGCCGCGAGGCGGTTCTTGAAGGTGATTTCCAGCATTCCGTTAGCATCCACGTAGCCGGTGCGGGCGACGCACCCTGGAATAGCAAACAGATTGCTGAATGTGAGTAGCGAGCCTGTGGCAGCGTAAGTGGCCAGCGCAGCCGTGCTGAGCGTGACGGACGTTCCACTAACCGCAGCCACATAAGTTGCCGTAGTACCGGGAATGGCCCCATCGGCGATTCCAGGGCCACGCACTAACATGCCGACCTGGATGTTGGTGCCCGACGCCACGGTGGCCGCAGTGCTGCCCTCCGTAAGTGTCGTGGCGACTTGGAACTGGTCAGTGGCGGCCGGATTGGTCTCCCAATCGCCGACAAGCCCAGCGGTCACAGCGCTATTAAGGACAAGGCGCGTATACAGTTGCGCGCCCTGCGCCGGACTTCCGACGGAGAGTAGCACGGTACCGCTACCACGCTCCAGCACTTCAGCCATCTGCCCGTTGCTGTAATAGCCAACCTGCTGGATGCCCGGAGTGCCTGAGGGATAGGTGAGGCTCGTCTTCACCTCGCGCACGGCCATGC